CTCTGGTTACCGCCCAGCGTCTGCTACTGGACACCGGCAACCTGAATATGTTCCACCAGTCGATCGGCAGCCTGACCCTGCTTGACGACTATCGCCGTTGGCGTGACCGCGTCTTTATTGACGAACTTGCCAAAGCTGAAGCCAATGGTGCTGCTTCTACCAGCCAAGGTGGTTATTACTTCCCTGGTGGTAAAACCAAAAACTCTTCTGGTCAAATTGCTTACACCGCTGCTCAATACACTGCCGACATCCAGCAGTTCTCGGTTCGTACCGACTTGCTGACCGTCGTCAAGGATATGCGTAAGCGTAACGTGCCGACCTTCACCGATGGTCTGTATCGTTGCATTTGCGATCCCACCTTCATGATGCACCTGCGTCGTGATCCTGACTTCCGTGAGATCGCTCGTTACAGCGGCAACCCTGGTCAAGGCATGTACATGGGTAACCCCATGATGCCTAACAACGCCAGCTTCTACATGGGTCCCCAAGCTGGTCAGGCTTACTTCCTGGCTGGTGAACCCGTTATGCCGACTGGTGTTCAGTTTGAAGGTGTGAAGTTCTTCGAGTCGACCAACTTCCCCTCCAAAACTGTTCAAGCTTCTTTCACCGACGTTGCTTCGTACAGCGCCCAAGAAGTTGCTCAAGGTTTCTTCTTCGGTCCTCAAGCCGTTGGCGTTGGTATCGGTGGCCCGAATGCTCAGGTGCTGATCAACAACAACGACGACTTCAGCCGTTTCATCATCCTCATCTGGCAACTGTATGCTGGTTTCGAAGTCCTGAACAAAGACTTCATTACCACTGCTTACAGCTTCGTCTCCGATGACGGTAGCGTCTGATAAGTAAAAACATAAGTAAACCATACGGAGAAATAAATGACCTATCTCTCGTCTAAAAAAATCTACCCTGGTAACTGGGCAGAGCCGCTGAACGGTTGGTACAAAAACATTGATACCGATGACAGCGGTGCTAATGATGGTTCGAAAGGCGGCCCCACTTCGGTGCTGGCTACTCCTGGCTATCGTTATTTCCAACAGCGTGGCTATGTGCCCGTCACCACTGCTTCTGGCGATGGTGCCGTTTCGTCGGGCAACGTTATTGTTCCTTCCCCTTACCGGAACGATGACACCCGTACTGACATCACCGGCATGGTGATCAGTGGCTCCAGCACCCTTCCTGCTTACGTTTATCGCGCTACCATCTCCGTTGCCTCTGGCTGGGGCGATGGCCGCGTTGCTTCTGGTGTGTATGCCACTACTGGTCGCGTGATCTCGTTCGCTACTGGCCTTGCTTCTAGCGCAGCCGTTGGTGAAGGTGTTGCTCAGGCTAACCTCGCTAGCACTGTTTCCGGTAGCCAAGAAGGCGAAATCTTCTTCGCTGGTGGATCCGCTGCTTATAGCACCAATCCTTTCCTGACTGCTACCGGCGCCGCTGGTGTCACCGCCACCAACGTCTACAAGGAATTGACCAGCGCTGCCACTTATAAAGTGTTCTCGCGTACTGCTTCCACCGTTACCAGCGGTATTGATGCAGGTTGGTACATCTCTTCTGCAGATAAAGCTGCTGGCCGCACTGGCTACTTCGTTGTTGAAGTGTGCTACATCCAACCAGATGAAGCCCCTGGCTACGAAGATATTGATGGCTACCTCCTGGGTCGCGTTGTTAGCTGACTAGGCTAAACTAGGACCAGATACATTTTCTGGTCCTATGTCTGTTCTCTCTGAAGAGATTCTTCATCGTCATTGCAAAACAGGAGCAAGAGTTCGAATTATTAGCGAATGGGATAACGGCGATTGGTTCATGGTCGAAGATCAGGACGGTCGCCTTTATACCGCTTACAAAAACGAACTCTCTCCTGATGAGCCTGCAACGAAAAAAGTAAAAACTCTTCAGGTAAAAGATAAAGCAGCTAAAGAAGAACCTCGCAACTTTCCTCCTGATACGCGTCTCAATATCAACGGTGCTACGGCACAGATGATTGCAGATCACATCAAGGGAATTGGATTGAAGACTGCTCGAGAGATTAAAGATTTACAACTGTCACTTTCCGGTGAAAGATTCAGTAATCTCGACCAGTTGCGTCAAATTCGTCGAGTTGATTGGGACTCTGTTTTTGCCGCTGATCTGATCCGCATCTAAACTACATCTCCTTATAGCCCCTGGGAAACCAGGGGTTTTTAGTTTTAGAATAAAAAGAAAACAAGATAATGGCAGGTTTAATTCCAGTAGGAAGAGTTGTTGATCCTAGTCGGGATGTTTTTCCTTCTACTGGGGCGCATTTAGACGTAAGAGTCATACCTCAATTTGGACCTCAAAAAGGTAAAAAAATTGATCCCAGAACAGCCAGAACACTTCTTCAAAACGTTTTAATTGGTAAAGAAGAGATTCCCCTGGTTGAGCAACAAGGTCAAAACTGGAAATGGAATGCTCCAATTACGTCTGAGTATGGGAAGAGAACTGCCCCTACGGCGGGAGCATCTACTTTTCACGAGGGAATTGATATTGGTTTAGGTGCTGGTACGCCACTTGCCTATAAGGGTTACGGAACTTATAGACCAGATTCTGGTTTTGGATCGTTACAAACAACTGATCCGCAAGGCAACCCTTATGAAATTAGGTTCTTGCATACTGAACCTGGAGCAAAGTCTGCAGTCGGTGCTTCTGATTTACCAACTGCTCCAACGCTCCCTGGAGATAATGCAAAACAAAACCAAGAGCGAAACGATAAGTTGATGGAAGCATTATTTGGTAAACAACAATCTTTAAAAGATGTTTTAATCGCAGGTGCTCTTCAACAAGCAATGCAAGGAAGACAACAATCAATGTTGGACACCCTTAAACCTTACTCATCAATGGGTATTACTCCTGAACAAGCAATGCAACTATTTGCTTGATTACTTCAATTTATAATGAAGATTAAATAGGGCGCAGGCTGTGCAGCTCAGTGATTTTGATAAGAGTAGAGTTCGTTACCACTTAGGTTACTACGTGGTTTCGGTTCCTGCTGGCGACTATGCTCGTCTGGAGGAGTCACTTAATACGGTACCGGACTCTTATTTTTACGACAAGATCATTATTCAGATTGGTCGTTGTGATACGGCTGAGAAGAAAACCGAGGTTGCATTAACGCCTTCTACCCGCGTTGAGAATATTGTTGGCGACGTTGATCGTACAATTCGTTCCAGTAATGCCAAAGAAGCATTAAAAGTTTGGGACGAGATTTATCTGTACGAAACAAATCGTCTAGCTCATATTCTTTACGTCCCTAACTACAAGGATCCTTTCCAAGCTCGTTATCGTTACGAAAGGTCTGGTGCTGAATTTATTCAAGCACTTCCAGGGCCTGCTGACGTTTCGGTTGGATCACGTCTTTATTTACATGAGGTTTGCCGGTAATGGATTTATCAATACTCAGTAAATTTGGTGGTTTAGGAGGTCAAGCGACAGGCTTAAGTGGTTTGCTTTATGGAGCTGATAAGGTTCAGCAAATACTAGGAAATGCAGGCCTCACTCCAACGCGTGAAGATATTAAAAGAATGTCAAGAGGCGTGGCTAGTCAAGGTAAGAACTATACAGTCAACGGGATTAAATACGACTTTAAAACAGGTAAAGCAATTAATCCACCCCCTTCTATTTTTCAACCAGCCGCTACCAACCCTTCTGCTTTTGCAGCCGCAGAAACTGCATTTCGAAATGCTGAAGAACGTGCTTATCAACAAGAAAAATCATCTGTAGCTCAACAAACATCTCAAGATCCGCTTGTTAAAAAGTATCAAGTTGCTGAGTTAACCAAAGCATACAACGCAGCAAGTCCAGAAGATAAAGAACGAATTGGTCTACAAATCTGGGCAACTACAAATCCTGAACTTGCAAAGCGTGTTCGGCCTGGACAAGTGGGCTATCAAACATCCGCATCAATGTCGGGGTCTCAGGTGTTCGGCAAAGATATCCCTGGCATTACGCAAACCATGTATCAACAAGCCAGCGAGCAAGTCGGTGCGCCTGGTGGAGCGCAATTCTCTGGCTCAGCACAAGCCGGTAGCATGAATGCTTTTGATATGGGCGCGAACGCACAACAACTTGGCGTTAGCGTACCAGGGCAAGCCCCTCCTTCAATGATTGGTGAGAACGTTTTTAAGCAAGGGTTTGACGTTCCTTCTTCTGAGAATCTGACACAGACGCAACTTGCATTACTCAAGCGTGCTTTTGAAGGACGCCTAAAGTAACCCTTTGGTAAACTAAGGTTACTTGGCGCCACATCCGTGGGTAAGTCCACCTGCTGGGTAACAGATCATTTGATCTGCGGAGACCAGTGTCCTTGCAATAGCCCAATGATTCTTTGCCGTAATTTCCTTCGACGCCTCACTGCCAAACTGAGTTTAGTTGTGGCTCTTCAAGCAGTATTCGTCCCTGGTCTTAAGGCAGATTCAAATTGGGTAGGAGAATAAGAAAACAAAAGAAATGTCTCAAGAGCGCCAGATCCTAGAAAATTGGGCCAAGCAAAACCCTGGCTTGTTCAGTGGGTTAAAGCAGGCTATTTCTGGTGCAGAAGGAACCATACTTGGCGGCAAACCAGGTTATAACGTAATGTTTGGCGGAGGAAAATTTAAAGATTTCTCTCGTCATCCTGACCGTGTTATTTCATCTCCAGGAGGATACTCAAGCGCGGCTGCAGGTGCATATCAATTCATGCCAGGCACCTGGAGCGGCGTTCAAAAAAGTCTTGGACTACCTGATTTTAGCCCTCAATCCCAAGATATTGGGATGCTGAAAAAAGTAAGAGAAAGATTAATGCCATTAGGCGGTCTTTCTGCTATCTCAAAAGCAGGTACGCTAACTCCTGAAATTCAAGCAGCCCTTGCCCCTGAATGGGCTTCTTTCCCAGCGCAAAGCGGAAAGAGTTATTACGGTCAACCTGTAAAGAAGGCTGAGCAAATCCAACGCTTCTTTCAAGAAGGAATGAAAGGTGCTGCTCCTACTGCTCCAGTACTTTCTTCGCCCTCTACTACAGCAGCAGGAGCAGTTCAAAAGGGCAATCAGCAAGCTGGGTCCCTTCTTCAAAGTATTATGAAATATATACCAATGGCAGGAACATTTCCAGGCCTTTCTTCTTTACCAGAACCACAGCAAATACAGCTTCCAGATAGTCAAGATTTTCTTAATGCTTACAAGATGTTTTTTAATGAAGAAGAGGATTTGGTCTAATGGCTAGATTTGCTGAATACGTAGATGCCGACAGTTATTTACCTGGCGATATTTCCAGGTCTGGCTTGAGTGATTATCAACTCTACCCTTTAGAAACTTCTAGATATATTGCAAATAAACGATTTAAATTTCAACCTAAAGATGGAAAAGACTTGGATAAAGATGTTGATCTCTTTCAAAATTTTTTAAATCTTCAAGCTAACCCTGAAAGGTTGTTTACGGCAACTGCAAAAATGCCTAACACGCCGTTTGGTAATCTTTCTCAATACATGGGCGTCTAATTGATTTATAATAAAAACAATAATAAGTGTAAGTACAGTGAGCTCGACCGCAACGAACAAAAGTCCCGTCTTTATTGATAGGCCGCTTTACGACGCCGTCAGGGTAACGACTCAGATTGCTGGTAGTGCATCCAACAATACTCTTTTTGTACAAGGTGGCCAGGTTCCTGCGATTCTGGTCGACATGGACGCAACGTTAAGTGAAGATAATAACAA